CAAAAGAGCAGACATTGCAACTGGAGCATTCCCTCGTCTCTCTTTCAAAATGGGAATCCAAATGGTGTAAACCATTTCTAACAAAACAAGAAAAAACCTTTGAAGAAACTTTGGATTATATAAAATGTATGACAATCACACAAAACGTGGATCCAGAAGTTTACAATTATCTTACAAATAAAAACATTGAAGAGATTAACAATTATATAGATGCCCCAATGACCGCAACTTATTTTTCAGATGATAAAACAGTAAAACCAAACAGGGAACAGATTACGGCAGAGCTTATCTATTATTGGATGATCGCTTTAAATATACCATTTGAGTGTCAAAAATGGCATCTTAACCGTCTTCTTACTTTAATTAGGGTTTGCAATATTAAAAATCAGCCTCCAAAAAAGAGAAGCAGAAAAGAAATTATGAGCAGAAATGCCGCTCTAAATGCCGCTCGCAGAAAACAATTAAATACAAAGGGGTGAGGCGATGAATAACAAACAACAAAAACGTTATAACGCGTGGCTTACGACCTTTACAAAAAAGGCAGTTACATTAATTCTTATTATCTCATTAATAGATTTACAGCTATCATACATACTTGCTTTTATGGGCAAAGAGCAAATTGCAGAATCACTTTCTAGCACCATCGCCGACACCATCATCGGAGTAATGCTTGGATATTTCTTAAAAGCTCTTTTCGAAACATTCTTTGAAGAACGTGAAAAGAGATTAAATAAAAAACAAGAACAAAACCGTTCGTCTGAAGAAAACGAGTCGGTTAAATAAAGGAGGTTTTAACATGCCTATTTATTTTTTAACTACAGCGCTTTTAATTGTTTCTGTTGTAACAAATCTAACGGTCGAAGGAATCAAGAAGCTTCTTGACGGGACAACTGTTAAATATTCTTCTAATGTTTTGGCCGCTGTTTCTTCAGTTATAATCTCTTGTGCTGTTTGCGTCATCTATATCATCATGAACGATATTGTCTTTTCTTTGAAGATTGGAGTCGAGATTGTTATTCTTATGTATCTTGGATTCCTAACCTCAACGGTTGGTTACGACAAAGTGGTGCAAATGATTAAACAGATTCAAAGCATCAAGGAGGAATAATCATGAGTAATAGTCCTTTGGTTAGTTATACCAAAATTAGCCCAAACAAGACCAGCCCAAGGAACCATAAAATTGACACCATTACAATTCATTGTGTTGTCGGTCAATGCTCAGTGGAGACTCTTGGTGATGTTTTTGCATCTACTTCTCGTAAGGCGTCTTGTAACTATGGTATCGGGGCAGACGGTCGGATCGGAATGTATGTCGAAGAAAAAGACCGTTCCTGGTGCTCTTCTAGTAGTTCGAATGATAACAGAGCAATTACTATCGAGTGTGCCAGCGATAAAACTCACCCTTATGCTATCAATGATAAAGTTTATAAGGCTTTAATAGAACTGTTAGTCGATATATGTAAACGAAATGGTATTCCAGAACTTAAGTGGAAAGCTGATAAATCTTTAATTGGCCAGCCAGATAAACAGAATATGACTGTTCATCGATGGTTTGCTAATAAGGCTTGTCCTGGTGATTACATTTATAATCGTCTAGGACAAATTGCATCCGAAGTAAACGCAAAGCTAAATAGCGGCTCCCCTAATGTTAAACCCGAAATTTTATATAGAGTTCAGACAGGGGCATTTAGTAAGAAAGCAAATGTCGACGCCATGTTAACCAAAGTCAAAGCCGCTGGATTTGATACTTATATGGTAAAGGTAGACAATCTCTACAAAATTCAGGTTGGTGCCTTTAGTAAAAAAACAAACGCAGATGCTATGGCCGCTAAACTTAAAGCTGCTGGTTTTGATACTTACATTACCACTAAAAGTGGAACGGCAGTGACCACATCTTCGAAGAAAAGCGTCGATGAAATCGCCCGAGAAGTCATTCAGGGTTTATGGGGTAATGGTCAGGACCGAAAGGACCGTATCACTAAATCCGGTTATGATTATTCAGCCGTACAGAAGAGAGTAAAAGAACTTCTATAAAAGGAGAATTTTGTATGATAAAGTTCAGACAAAAGGGTGATTTCTCTAAACTAACACGTTTCTTGGAGAAAGCCAAAGAGGCTGTACGTCTCGGGGATCTCGACAAGTACGGTCGGGAGGGAGTAGCCGCCCTTGCGTCTGCAACACCTGTCGACTCTGGTCTTACGGCGGATTCGTGGCGTTATGAGATAACCAACAAACAAGGATCGGTAAAGATTACTTTTTATAACTCAAATATTCAAAATGGAGTTCCAATAGCCATAATTCTACAATATGGACACGGAACTCGAAATGGCGGCTGGGTACAGGGGCGAGATTACATCAATCCCGCTATCCAACCTATTTTTGATAAAATCGTAAATGAAGCATGGAGGGAGGTTACTAAGCTATGAGTAGGACAATCGATTCAAGAGTTGTTGAAATGCAATTCGACAATAAACAGTTCGAATCAAACGTCAAAACTTCAATGTCAACTCTTGATAAACTTAAACAGAGTTTGAATTTGACCGGAGCCTCAAAAGGCTTAGAAAACGTAGGTACTGCCGCTAAAAACATCAACATGTCAGGACTTAGCGGAGCTGTTGATACAGTTCGCATCAGATTTTCAGCTCTTGAAGTCATGGCGGTAACAGCCCTCGCAAACATTACTAATTCCGCGATTAACGCTGGAAAGAGAATTGTTTCTGCTTTGACTACAGAACCAATTTTAGAGGGGTTTTCGGAATACGAACTTAAGATGGATTCGATTCAAACCATCATGGCTGGTACAGGCGAATCTCTCGAAACCGTTAATAAATATCTTGACGAATTAAATGTTTATGCTGATAAAACCATATATTCATTTGCAGACATGACGAGTAACATCGGAAAGTTTACGAATGCTGGTGTTTCGTTAAAAGACGCGGTCGCAGCTATTCAAGGTGTTAGTAACGTCGCCGCTGTTTCTGGTGCAAACGCAAACGAAGCTTCTAGAGCCATGTATAACTTTGCACAGGCTCTTTCGGCCGGATACGTTAAACTCATTGACTGGAAATCCATTGAAAATGCCAACATGGCAACTGTTGAATTTAAGACTCAATTACTTGAGGCCGCTGTTGCTGCCGGAACTGTTGCAAAAACAACCGACGGAATGTACAAAGTTTTGACCGTAAACAACAAGGGCAAAACCATGGACGACGCGATTGATGCTACGCGCAACTTCAACGATAGTCTTTCATATCAATGGATGACAACCGAAGTGTTGGTTAAAACTCTAGGTAAATATGCCGATGAGACAACGGACATAGGTAAAAAAGCCTTTGCTGCGGCACAAGACATCAAAACTATCAGTCAGTTATTTGATACTTTAAAAGAAGCAGCTGGTTCTGGTTGGTCTCAAACTTGGGAAATCCTAATTGGTGATTTCGAAGAGGCAAAAAAAATACTTACCGAACTTGGAGGCGTAATTGGTGGTTTTATAGACCGCACGTCGGATGCTCGTAATGAACTCCTTCGTCTTTGGAAAGAGAACGGTGGAAGGGATACCTTAATAGAAGCTTTTCGAAATTCTTTTGAGGCTCTCGGTAAAATTATAAAACCAATTAAAGAAGCTTTTAGAGATATATTTCCTCCGACTACCAGCGAACAATTACTTAACTTAACCAACGGGTTTAAAGCGTTTACCGAGAGATTACGAATCGGAGACGAAACAGCTGATAAAATTAGACGAACATTCAAGGGTTTATTCGCTGTTCTCGATTTAATTAAAGACGCTTTTGGTCTCGTGTTTAAAGTGGCCGGTCAAGTCTTCAGTTTATTTGGAGGTCCAACGGCTGGAGGAATATTAGAACTCACAGCAAGGTTTGGTGATTTCCTTGTTAAACTACATGATACTGCCGAAGCAGGAAATATATTTGGTAGAGCTTTTGAGAAAATCCAAGAAATTTTTACAACTGTAGCCGATAAAATTAAAGATGCTATCTCAAGAATTGGATCGGCGTTTCAAGGTTTCAAGTCTATCGACATGAGTCCTTTGGATGAGTTCTCAGAAAAATCCAAAAAGAGGCTCCGTCCGTTAACTCGTTTGGGTAAAATCTTCGGAGATGCATTTGAAGCAATCGTAAAAGTTCTTGAATGGGCTGCTCCTATCGCGGCAAAGCTCGGAAGTATTATTGGAAAGGGTCTTGGCGCTCTTGCTGATAAAGTAAGCTATGCTGTTGAAAATATGGAGTTCAACGAGATTCTCGACCTTATTAATACTGGTCTTTTTGGCGCTATTATTTACGGAATCAAGAAATTTATTGGTTCGTTAACCGAAATAACATCAGAAGCCGGAGGTTTCCTCGATGGTATAACCGGAATACTCGATGGTGTCCGTGGTTCATTGGAAGCTTATCAGAGTAGTCTAAAAGCTAAAACCTTACTCACGATAGCTTCGGCTATTGGTATTTTAACAGCAGCGCTTGTTGTTCTCTCTCTTATTGACAGCGAAAAACTATCGACATCGTTAATGGCCATTACAGTTCTCTTCATTGAGCTTGCAGCCGCCATGACTGTTATTCAAAAAGCGATGGGCGGCGGTAAAATGGTTAAAGTCTCCCTCCAAATGGTTGCGATGGCTACGGCTATTCTAATTCTATCATCTGCTATGAAAAAACTTGCATCTCTTGACTGGGAAGGAGTAGCAAAAGGCACAGCTGGTATTGCGGCTTTGGCCGCGGTCCTTGTCATCGCCGCTAAGTCACTGAATAAGAGTTCTAGAAAACTCATAAAGGGCTCTACCGGATTAATTGCTTTTGCAGCTGCAATTTTGATTATATCAAAAGCAGTCGAATCAATATCCACACTTAGTTGGGATGAATTAGCTAAAGGTTTAACTGGACTTACAATCATTCTTGCTGAAGTAGTCGCAGTTACACGTCTTATGGGCGATCCGAAACACATGATCTCAACGGGCATAGGTATGATAGCCCTTGGTGCTGCGATGCTTATATTTGCAGAAGCAGTTGAACATATGGGTCAACTATCTTGGGATGAGATTGGAAAAGGTTTAATCACAATGGCTGGGGCTTTAGCGGCTATAACGCTTGCTATGAATTTTCTACCTAAGGGTATGATCAATAAAGCTACCGGAATGGTTGTTATGGGGGCTGCCTTGCTTATAATTGGCGAAGCAGTTGGAAAAATGGGTTCGTTGAGTTGGGACGAAATTGCTAGAGGACTTACTACATTGGCAGGAGCTTTAGCTGCTATAACCTTGGCTCTAAATTTTATGCCAAAAGGCATGATCACTAAGGCTACGGGTCTCGTTGGGGTTGCTGCGGCACTTACTATTCTCATTAAACCTCTTCGTGAGATGGGTAGTATGAGCTGGGAAGAGATTAAAAAAGGACTTGCCACAATGGCTGGTTCAATGACGATACTCGCCGTTGCCCTGAAAGCTATGCAAAAAGCGATTCCTGGTGCAGCAGCTATGATGATTGTTGCGCCTGCTCTTGCTATTATGGCAGGGGTTCTCGGAACACTTGGTAGTATGCCCCTTAGTGAGATTGGCACAGGACTTTTAGCGTTAGCTGGAGTATTTGTAGTGCTTGGCGCTGCGGCTCTTATCTTACAACCTCTTGTTCCGACGATAATCGGGTTGGGTGCGGCTATTACGCTTCTTGGTGTTGGTGTAGCGGCTGTTGGAGTTGGTGTTCTGGCATTCGCTACGGGTTTATCAGCACTATCTGTTTCTGCTACTGCCGCCGCCGGAGCTATCGTCATTATTGGTTCTGCAATACTAAGTCTGATCCCCATATTATTCGAAAAGTTTGGCGAAGGACTTATTACACTTGGCAATGTTATTATTAACGGTGCGCCAATCATCAAGGATGCGTTTCTTGTACTTTTAGCAAGTGCGTTAGAAGCATTTAAAGAAGCGATTCCTATGATTGCCGAAGGAGTGTTTACTTTACTGAACAGTCTTCTTGACACTTTAGTAAAATACACTCCGGATATTGTAGAAAAGATATTTGATTTCTTAATTAGCGTATTAAACGCCATCGCAAAAAAACTACCTCAACTGATACAAGCTGGCGTGGATGTTCTTATGGCTTTCTTTTCTGGAGTCATAGACGCACTAAGCGGAATCGATGTTGAGGTTTTACTCAAAGGCATTGCTGGTATCGGTTTATTATCGGCTATCATGATTGCTCTTGCAGCAGTAGCAACACTTATTCCTGGTGCTATGATCGGCGTTCTGGGCATGGGCGTTGTAATAGCAGAACTCGCACTCGTTCTTGCAGCTATTGGAGCGCTGGCACAAATACCTGGTCTGAAATGGTTTATTAATGAGGGTGCCGAGCTTATGCAAGGTATCGGAAACGCAATTGGATCTTTTATCGGCGGTATTGTCGGAGGATTCATGGGTGGAGTATCGAGCAGTTTCCCAAAGATTGGTACTGATTTATCAGCTTTCATGACCAATGTACAACCATTCCTTGATGGGGCAAGAAAAATCAATGCTTCTACTATGGATGGTGTAAAGGCTTTGGCCGAAGTGATTCTGATACTTACGGCCGCAAATATTTTGGACGGTTTAACTTCATGGTTTACCGGAGGAAATTCTTTGTCCGGGTTTGCCGATGAACTCGTTCCTTTCGGAAGAGCAATGAAAGCATTTTCGGATGAAGTAAGCGGAATTGAAGCCGAAACAGTATCGAATGCGGCTATTGCAGGAAAAACATTGGCCGAAATGGCGGCTACGCTCCCGAATACTGGCGGCGTACTTGGATTCTTTGCTGGCGAAAATGACATGGAGGCTTTTGGTAAACAGCTTGTTCCTTTCGGAAGAGCAATGAAAGCTTTTGCTGATGAAGTTACCGGATTGAACGCTAGGGTTGTAACTGAAGCTGCCACAGCAGGCAAAGCACTTGCTGAAATGGCTGATACTGTACCTAACAGTGGAGGCGTAGTAGGATTCTTTGCCGGTGAAAACGACATTGAAGCATTCGGTAAACAGCTTATTCCATTCGGTAAGGCTATGAAAGATTTCTCCTTTGCCGTGACAGGATTAAGGGCGGATGTTATTCAAAATTCGGTTACCGCTGGTCAAGCTCTTATGGAACTGGCTGATACCGTACCTAATACGGG